ATATTCATGGGGTTGTTTTTGATGAATTGCATACACAGCCAAACAGAAAATTGTTTGATGTTATGACAAAAGGATCTGGAGATGCACGTATGCAGCCACTGTATTTTCTTATTACAACAGCTGGAACAGACACCAAGTCTATTTGTTATGAAACCCATCAAAAGGCTTTAGATCTTCTGGCGGGGAGGAAAGTAGACCCTACCTTCTATCCCGTTATTTATGGAGCGAAGGAATCGGAAGACTGGACTGATCCAAAAGTATGGAAGAAAGCAAATCCTTCTCTTGGTATTACAGTTGGTATTGATAAGGTTAAAGCGGCTTGTGAATCAGCAAAACAAAATCCTGCTGAGGAAAATTCATTCAGGCAGCTAAGACTCAATCAATGGGTCAAACAGGCAATTCGGTGGATGCCAATGGATAAATGGGATAAGTGTTCCTTTGCTGTTTCTGAAAAAGAATTAGAGGGAAGAGTTTGCTACGGTGGCCTTGACCTTTCTTCCTCAACGGATATTACAGCATTTGTGCTTGTGTTTCCGCCAGTAGATGAAGATGACAAGTATATGGTACTTCCCTATTTTTGGATACCGGAGGAAAACCTTGATTTAAGAGTAAGGCGTGACCATGTGCCTTATGATGTATGGGAAAAACAAGATTTTCTTAAAACAACAGAAGGAAATGTTGTCCATTATGGATTTATAGAAAAATTCATAGAGGAACTTGGCATGAAATTTAATATCAGAGAAATTGCCTTTGACCGTTGGGGCGCTGTTCAGATGGTACAAAACCTTGAGGGCATGGGATTTACGGTTGTTCCCTTTGGACAGGGATTTAAAGATATGAGTCCTCCAACAAAAGAATTAATGAAACTAGTGCTGGAAGAGAAAATGGCGCATGGTGGCCATCCTGTTTTAAGGTGGATGATGGATAACATCTATATTCGAACGGATCCAGCAGGAAATATCAAACCAGACAAAGAAAAATCAACAGAGAAAATTGATGGTGCAGTTGCTGTAATTATGGCATTAGACAGAGCCATTCGTTGCGGTAATGATACAAGTGCTTCGGTTTATGATAGCCGTGGCATTTTGTTTATTTGAAAGGGGATGATTTATATATGAGTATATTTAGCGGGCTGTTTCGGTCAAGGGATAAGCCTACAGACAGAACTTCCGGTAGCAGTTATTCCTTCTTTATGGGAGGAACTACAGCAGGAAAAGCAGTAACGGAACGCTCGGCAATGCAGATGACAGCTGTTTATGCCTGCGTCCGTATTTTATCTGAGGCTGTTGCAGGACTTCCTTTGCACCTTTATAGATATACCGAGGACGGAGGTAAGGAAAAAGCAATTGATCATCCTTTATATCATCTGCTCTATGAGGAGCCAAATCCGGAGATGAGTTCGTTTGTGTTTAGAGAAACACTAATGACACACCTTTTGCTGTGGGGTAATGCTTACGCGCAAATAATAAGAAATGGTAAAGGTGAAATTGTGGCACTCTATACCTTGATGCCAAATAGGATGACGGTTGAAAGGGATGAAAATGGACAGCTGTATTATCTTTATACAAAATCTTCTGATGACGCACCCACAATGAAAGGTGTTACAGTTAAACTTAGTACCTCAGATGTACTACATATTCCGGGGCTTGGATTTGATGGCTTAGTTGGATATTCACCGATTGCGATGGCTAAAAATGCCATAGGCCTTGCAATTGCCACAGAAGAATATGGAGCAAAGTTCTTTGCTAATGGTGCCGCACCTTCTGGTGTTCTTGAACATCCTGGAACAATTAAAGAACCAGGCAAAGTTCGTGAAGCATGGCAATCCCAATTTGGTGGCAGTGCCAATTCCAATAAAATAGCTGTTTTGGAAGAAGGAATGAAGTATACACCGATTTCTATTTCACCAGAACAGGCACAATTCCTTGAAACAAGAAAGTTTCAGATTGATGAAATTGCTCGAATTTTCCGAGTGCCACCTCATATGGTTGGTGATTTGGAGAAATCGAGTTTTTCTAATATAGAGCAACAATCACTTGAGTTTGTAAAGTATACCCTTGACCCGTGGGTGGTTCGCTGGGAGCAATCGCTGTCACGTATCCTTTTTACTCCCGAAGAGAAAAAGAAATATTTTTTCAAATTCAATGTGGAAGGATTACTTAGAGGCGATTATGAAAGTCGTATGAGCGGTTATGCCACCGCAAGGCAGAACGGATGGATGTCTGCAAATGATATCAGAGAACTGGAAAATCTCGACCGTATTCCAGCTAAAGATGGTGGTGACCTTTACCTTGTAAATGGCAATATGCTTCCTCTTGAAAAAGCGGGTGCTTTTGCAGATACAGAAAACAACAATGATGGAAAGGAGGAAGAATCCGATGAAGAACAAGAAGTTTTGGGTGTGGAAGAATCAAACAAGCGAACAGGAAGAAGCAGAACGAGTGCTTGAACTTTATGGCACGATAGCGGAAGAAAGCTGGTTTGACGATGATATCACACCTACCCAGTTTAAGAATGAACTATTCAGTGGCAGTGGTCCTATTACAATTTGGATAAACTCACCTGGTGGTGACTGCATTGCAGCAAGTCAAATTTATTCTATGCTGATGGATTATAAAGGGGATGTGACAGTCAAAATTGATGGTATTGCTGCATCTGCTGCATCCGTTATTGCTATGGCGGGTACAAAAGTGCTAATGGCGCCAACGTCCCTCATGATGATTCATAACCCTGCAACAATTGCAGCTGGTGATCATGAGGATATGCAAAAGGCCATTGAAATGCTAGGTGAAGTAAAAGAAAGCATTATCAATGCCTATGAAATAAAGACGGGACATTCCAGAGCCAAACTTTCACATCTTATGGATGCAGAAACTTGGATGAATGCAAATAAAGCCATTGATTATGGCTTTGCAGACGATGTACTGACGGACGACAAGCTGTTAGATATGGCTGTTCCCGCTTATGCCTTTTCTAGAAAAGCCGTCGCGACCAATCTATTAAACAAAATTGTAGAAAAGACGGCAAATGTTTCTGCGGTGAAAACTGTAAAACCCCAAGGACGCTCTGTTGATGAACTCAAAGAGCGTCTTTTTACAATCAAAAAATATATATAATGGAGGATATTAATGATGACAATTATAGAAATGCGTGAAAAACGTGCAAAAATGTGGAATGCAATGGAAGGCTTTCTTGATACGCACAGAAATGAAAAAGGTGTACTTAGTGCTGAAGATGATGCTACGTACACAAGTATGGAAACAGACCTTGATCAATTTACTAATGAAATCAAGCGTATGGAACGAAAAGATGCTATTGAAGCAGAACTTAATAAGCCTGTGAACGCTCCCCTTACGGAAAGACCGATGAAAGTCAAAGATGAGGATAAAGAAGATGATAAAACAGGGCGAGGTGCTAAAGATTACAAAAAGAACTTCTGGAATGTAATGAGAGCCAAAGCTCCAATGCCAGCTGTTGTGAATGCATTGCAAGTGGGCACAGATTCAGAGGGTGGCTACCTTGTTCCAGATGAATTTGAACATACCCTTGTTGAGGCGCTTGAGGATGAAAACATCTTCCGTAAGCTTGCAAAGATTATTCAAACTTCTAGTGGAGATCGAAAAATTCCAGTTGTTGCAACTAAAGGCAGTGCATCTTGGATTGATGAAGAAGGTGCTTATATTGAAAGCGATGATTCTTTCGGACAGGTATCAATTGGGGCTTATAAGTTAGGAACTATGATTAAGGTTTCAGAGGAACTTCTAAATGACAGTGTTTTTGACCTTGAAAGCTATATTACTAAGGAGTTTGCTCGTCGAATTGGTACAAAAGAAGAAGAGGCATTCTTTACGGGTGATGGTTCTGGTAAGCCTCTTGGCATTCTTGCTGCTGCAGGAGGTGCACAGACAGGAGTTACTACATCAGGTGCGACTACGATTACTGCAGATGAGATAATTGATTTATTTTATAGCTTAAATGCACCATATCGTAAGAATGCCGTATGGGTTCTTAACGATGCAACTGTAAAAGCGGTTAGAAAGCTAAAAGATGGTAGTGGACAGTATTTGTGGCAGCCTTCCCTTACTACGGGAGCGCCAGATACTTTGCTTGGAAGACCAGTTAATACCTCTGCCTATATGCCAACGATTGCGGCGGGTGTAAAATCTATTGCCTTTGGTGATTTTGGATATTACTGGATTGCAGACCGTCAGGGACGTTCCTTTAAAAGACTCAATGAACTTTATGCTGCAAACGGACAAGTAGGTTTTCTTGCCTCTCAGCGTGTAGATGGCAAACTTATTCTTCCAGAGGCAATTAAAGTTCTTGTGCAAAAAGGATAAGGAGGCAAACTATGAGTTATAACACGAAAAACTATATAAAGCAGGACGGTGAAAAAACCGTCATTGGTGGAACACTTGAAATTAGTGGAACTCTTCAAATTGATGAGGGTGCTACAATTTCTGGTCTTCCCAAAGCTGAAACGCAGGCAGACAGTACCGCAGAAGATGTGGCAGGTCTTGTTACAGATTTTAATGCACTTATTGCGAAACTTAAAGCGGCAGGATTTATTGAGGCAGAATAAAAAAGGAGGCGTAAGTGATGGCAACTACAGGATTACTTGAAAAAGTAAAGTTAAATCTTATAATCGATCATACCGTAGATGATGATCTTCTTAATAGTTACATCACTGCTGCCGTTTCCTATGCAGAAAGCTATCAGCATATTTTAGAAGGTTATTATACAACTAATACTATGTCTGCTACTACAGAGCAAGCAATTATTATGCTTGCCAGTCATTTTTATGAATCAAGGGACGGCTCAACAGGTGGTTTTTTTGCGGATAATGTTTCGGCAGGACAGCAAGTATGGAATACCGTTAATCTTCTTTTACGGCTTGACCGGGATTGGAAGGTGTGATATGAGTTTTGGAAAAATGAATGGATTTGCTGATCTTAAAGAAATAACGACAACAAAAGATGATGAGGGGTTTGCTACAACTATAGAAGCGACTCTTGCACATATTCGTGTGTACCGTGAAGGCAGGCATGGAAGTGAGCGGTGGGCAAACCTTGCGGCATTTTCAGAGGCAACAGATCTCTTTCGATTTCGTGTTATTCCTGAAGTTACGGTAACAACAAAGCAGTTTCTGATTTATGGGGATGAGCGGTTTAATATTACTTCTGTGGAAAATGTAAAAGGACGTGGAATGTATATTGAGGTACTGGCTAAAAAGGTGGTGAGCAGTGTTGGCAAAAGTTGATATTAAAATGCCGGATGCGTATTTGGAGAAGCTATCTGGACTTGGTTCAGATTTTGATAAAGTAGCAGAAAAAGTATTGACTGCTGGTGGCAAGGTCGTATTTGAAAGAACGAAAAGCAATCTATCCACTGCAATTGGCAAGAATACAAAGTACAAATCTCGCGCTACAGGAGAACTTACAAAGGCGCTTGGTGTAACTGCAGTCAAAATGGACAGAAATGGCAATCACAATATTAAAATTGGTTTTGAAGAGCCAAGATCTGACGGAGAAAGCAATGCAAAAATTGCAAATATCATCGAATATGGGAAACATGGCCAACCTGCTAAGCCATTTTTAAAACCTGCAAAAAGCGCATCTAAGAAGGCGTGCATTTCTGCTATGGAAAACACCTTTGATGAGGAGGTTAAGAAACTATGAATATTCTATCAGATATACGGACGGTACTTTCTTGTTTATCCGTTTCGATTGAAACAGGAGTGTTTTCAGATGAGGCACCTTCAGAGTATATTGTAGTTGTTCCAATGACGGATACCTTTGAACTTCACGCGGATAATGCACCTGAAATTGATGTTCAGGAAGCACGGATTGCACTTTATTCAAAAAAAAATTATATGCAGATGAAAAATGCTATTGTGCGGGCATTATTATTTAATGATTTTACGATAACAGCACGAAGTTATATTGGATTTGAAACTGATACAGGCTATCATCACTACAACGTGGATGTGGCTAAAAACTATGAAATGGAGGAAGAATAAATGGCTACAATTGGTCTTGATAAACTTTATTATGCGCCGATTACTGAGGACGCAACGACAGAAGAAGAAACCTATGACACACCGGTGCAACTTGCAAAAGCAATCTCTGCTGAACTATCTGTAGAACTTGCCGAGGCTACCCTTTACGCGGATGATGGGGCCTCTGAAATTGTGAAGGAGTTTAAGAATGGAACTCTTTCACTGGGAGTGGATGATATAGGAACAGCAACGGCAGCAGCACTGACAGGCGTGTCTGTTGACAGCAACAATGTTGTAATATCTGCAAGTGAAGATGGCGGGACACCTGTTGCGATTGGTTTTCGTGCAAAGAAATCAAACGGAAAATATAAGTATTATTGGCTTTATAGGGTTAAGTTTGGCGTTCCTGCAACAAATCTTGCAACAAAAGGTGACAGTATTACATTCTCAACACCTACAATTGAGGGAACGGTTCTTAGAAGAAATAAAACTGACACAAGCGGAAAGCATCCGTGGAAAGCGGAGGTTACCGAAGGCGATGCTGATGTTCCAGCAGAAGTTATTAGTGGCTGGTATACGCAGGTCTATGAACCGTCGTTTGCCGCACAACAGGAGGGTTAAATAATGGATACAGAACGTACATCAAATATAATAATTGGAGGAGATGAATATATACTCCTTCTTACAACAAAGGCAACAAAAGAAATTGCAGGTCGCTATGGAGGACTTGAGAATCTTGGAGATAAGTTAATGAAATCTGAAAATGTGGAGATGGCTCTTTCAGAAATCGTATGGCTCATTACCTTGCTTGCTAATCAGAGTACGCTTATTTATAACATTAAGCATAAAGAGGATCAAAAAGAACTGCTCACAGAAGAAGAGGTTGAAATCCTTACTAGTCCAGCTGAACTGGCGGATTATAAAGAAGCTATTATGAATGCGCTTTATAAAGGTGCAAAAAGAAATATTGAAAGTGAACCAGATTCAAAAAACACGGTAGCCCCGTAAGTGACGAAGAGTTATTTACGAGGCTTTTATATTACGGCATTAGTCAGCTGCATCTAGCAATGGATGAGGTTTGGCTGATGCCGTTTGGTTTGCTGCTTGACCTATGGGAATGCCATAAACAATATAATGGACTTGCAAAACCAAAGCATGAGCATTTTATTGATGACATTATACCTGAAGGAATCTGATAAGGGAGGTGGAAAATATGGCAGATAATTTTGGCTTAAAGATTGGTCTTGAAGGTGAAAAAGAGTTTAAAAAGGCACTTACTGAAATTAACCGAACTTTTAAGGTCCTTGGATCTGAAATGAAATTAGTCTCCTCCGAGTTTGATAAAAATGATCATTCGGTACAGGCTCTTTCAGCTAGAAACCAAGTGCTCAATAAAGAAATTGAAGCACAAAAAAATAAAATTGAAGCCTTAAGTTCTGCCCTTGAAAATGCAGCCACGTCCTTTGGTGAAAATGATAGAAGAACGCAGAATTGGCAAATCAAGTTAAATAATGCAAAAGCAACCCTTAATGATATGGAGCATTCACTAGAACAGAACAATTCTGCACTTGATGAAGCAAATTCTAGTTATGACGATGCCGAGGATTCGTTAAGAGATATGGATCGTGAAATGGATGATGTCACTGGCAGTGCAGATGATATGGGTGACGAAATTAATGATGCCAGTAATGCTGCTGAAAAATCTGAAAGTAAATTCAAAGGATTAGGTACTGCTCTTAAAACAGTAGGTGCAGCTATGGGTGCTGTGGTAATTGCTGCTGGGGCAGCCGCTGTGAAACTTGGAAAAGAAGTAGTTTCTGCTTATTCTGATTATGAACAGCTGGTTGGTGGTGTGGATACCTTATTTAAGGGATCATCAGGTAAACTGCAAGAATACGCCTCCAATGCCTATAAAACAGCGGGACTATCAGCCAATGACTATATGGAAACAGTCACCTCATTTTCTGCAAGTCTTATCTCTTCCCTTGGCGGTGATACGGAAAAAGCAGTTGATTATGCAGATATGGCTATTACAGATATGTCTGATAATGCCAATAAAATGGGTACGGATATGTCTACAATTCAAAATGCTTATCAGGGTTTTGCAAAGCAGAACTATACGATGCTCGACAACCTAAAACTTGGCTATGGTGGTACAAAATCAGAAATGGATAGATTGCTTTCTGATGCAGAAGCCATTTCTGGAATACATTATGACGTTTCTTCCTATGCAGATGTAGTTTCGGCGATTCATGTTATTCAAGAGAATATGGGTATTGCAGGTACCACTGCAGAAGAGGCGGAACATACGATTTCTGGTTCTATTAATTCTTTACAGTCTGCGGTTGGTAACTTAATTGTAGGATTTGGTAATGCAGATGCTGATATGGAACAGCTTTGTAATAATGTAGTTGATGCCTTTAATAGTGTTGTCACAAATATTATGCCTGTTATTGAGAATATTGTAAAAGCACTGCCTACAGCTGTTGATGCCATGATGAACGCGGTTGCTGATTTACTCCCAACGCTTATTCAAACTGTTACAGACTTATTTTCACAGGTATTAAATACCCTCTTAAATTTACTGCCAGAACTTATTCCAGCTGCTGTAGATGCGGTAATTACTATAGTAGATACAATTATTGAAAACCTGCCACTACTTATAGAGGCAGCGGTTCAGTTGATAGCAACTTTGGTAGAGGGTCTTGGTGAGGCTTTACCGGAACTTATTCCAGCGGCGGTAAATGCCATTGTTACAATTGTTCAAGGACTTATTGATAATTTGCCGATGCTACTTGATGCGGCACTTCTTTTGATTTTGGGTTTGGCACAGGGGCTTCTTGATGCCCTTCCACAGTTAATAGAGGCACTTCCTGTGATTATAACGGCAATTGTAGACTTTGTTATCAGTGCAATTCCACAGATTATTGATGCTGGAATTCAGCTGTTAACGTCACTTATAACGGCTTTGCCAGAAATTATAACGGCAATTGTAGAAGCAATCCCTCAGATAATTGACGGAATTTTAAGTGCAATACTTGGTGCAATTCCTCAGCTTATTCAAGCAGGCATTGATTTGCTTGTTTCTTTGATAGACAATCTACCAACGATTATCACTACAATTGTAAGTGCAATCCCACAGATTATATCAAGCATTGTCAATGCATTAGTTGGAAATATGGATAAGATTATTATGGCAGGAGTACAGCTTTTCGTGGCCCTGATTCAAAATCTACCGACTATTATTGCAGCAATTGTAAAAGCGGTTCCACAAATTATTGCAGGAATTGTTTCGGCATTTGGTGGTCAGATGTATAGGATTGTTGAAATAGGTGGAAACATTGTAAAAGGCTTGTGGCGTGGTATTACAGGTCTTGCATCTTGGTTACGGAATAAAGTTAGCGGATGGGTTAGCGGTATATGGGATGGTATTTGTGATTTCTTTGATATCAACTCTCCTTCAAAAAAGATGGGTTGGGTTGGACAAATGCTTGTGAAGGGCCTTTCAAATTCGATTGATGATAATGGTGATGAAGCCGTTAAAGCTGCCAAGACAATGAGTGAAGACATCAACGGTGTTATGACAGGACTTGCGGATGATATGAATACAGCACTTCCTTCAAAATTTTCTGTTGATACTTCGGTTGGCGATGCAGTATCAAATGCATCAACTTCAGCGAGTGGATTTGCTGGATCACTAGTTACTGTTCAGCAAATGGTCGTACAAAATGAAGATGATATTCGTAAGGTTTCTCAAGAATTATATAACTTAATTCAGACCGGCTCCCGTGCCCAAGGCCGGTTTACTACAGCATAAGGAGGTGCGTCCATGGGGTTTTCCTACAATGATATTTCTTCAAAAAGCATGGGACTAAAAGCCAGACTTACTTCATGGCAGGTATGCGGGGGTATGCGAAATTTCACGACAACTGTTCCAGGAAAATATGGTGTAACAGATTTTGGTGCAGACTTTGATTCCCGTGAAATTACAGTAGCTTGTAATATCTTTCCCAAGCATACATTCTCTGCGTTAGTTGAAACAATTGATGAAATTTCTACATGGCTTGACCCTATGCAGGGATTAAAGCAACTTGTCTTTGATGATATTCCAGACAGATATATTATGGCAAGGCTAAATGACAAGGTTGATTGTGAAAAACTTATTTGCTCAGCGGGTAGTTTTAATTTAAAGTTCTTCTGCCCAGATCCTTTTGCCTATGCTATTTATGATGAACAATTTAATATAACAGAGGAAGGAACACATACAATTACGAGGTCAAAGGGTAATATGGAGTCTTCTCCTATTTATCGCATTGAGGGCGTTCTTACTTCCGGGATAAGTAATGCTATTACGATTACAACTAATGGTTCTGAAATAAAGATTGTAAATGCAGTGTTGTCAGCAAATGAAACACTTGTTATTGATACTGAAAAAATGACGGCATATGTAGTAGATGAAAATGAGATTACTTTAAGAAATGCTCTTCCCTATTTAGAGGAACTTAATTTTCCAAGTCTTACAGTTGGAGAAAACACCATTCATATTGAAACGAGCAATGCAGTATTTACGAGATTAAGTATTCAAGCAAAAAGCAGATGGAGGTGATGAGATGTCTTTAAAAACAATTTTAAATAAGCAGACTGATTTTACCGGTGAATTTCCAGTATCTTATGCTAAATCGGGATTATGGCGATTTAATGATGCAGCTGTTGATGAGGATTATTGCGTCACCGACTCTTCTGGGTTAAATCGTAAGATGCAGATTGTAAATTATGATGGGACAACTGCAAGTTTGCTTAATGGTCAAAAGGGAGGATATGTAAGGATTAATATCAGCAATCCATCAACAGAAAAGACGTATCTTAAAGTAACGAACGATGGTACCTTGTTTTCTGATTTTGGAGAAAAAATAGTCGTTGGAGGTTGGATAAAACCAACCACTTATTCTGTTGGTAATACATACTGCCCGATATTTAATACACGATATGGTCCGGGGCAGCCTATTTTATATCTTTCCCTTTATCGAGGTAGACCGAGAATTATGCTTTATAATTCATCTGGCTCACTTATATTGGATAAATCATTCACACCAACCATTACGCTTGTAAACGGTGGAGTGTATTTTCTTGCGGCAGTGATAGAACCAAACAATAAACAAGCTTGGTGTGTACTTGGTGATAGGAATAGCGGAGATACATGGGTATCGTCTGCGGTGACATTTACCGGAACGCTTAATGCATCTTGCACGGCAGACATTATTATGGGTATGCACGCAGATGCTTATTGGTATGCAGGTAGCTTTGATGACTGGTTTTTAGATATAGATTCAGAACTTAGTGCAGAAGATTTGGTGGATTATTTCAAGGGATCTCTTTGTGCCAACGGGGGTGATACTGCGGATTATGTAGATGCCATAACGGAATCTGGTGTGGTTACTCTTCGTGGAACAGATAGCATATACCCAACAGAAGGTGTTTTATATACAGCACCAGCAAAGTGCAATCTTGCCGGCAGGGGTATGGTATCTGTTACAAGTGAATATATATCAGGCACAACGGCAGTAAGTCTTATTGAAACAGCTACAAGCGATGACCTTAGTGACTGGAGCGATTGGGTAGCTATAGCATCAGATGGAAAGCTTGTATCTCCAAACCGTACTTATATCCGTTTCAGGGTGACACTTACCACAACAGATACAAGTAAAACGCCGAAGGTTACGGATATAAGGCTCTATGATATACCCAAATCACCTTATGAAAAAATTGGATATGCAAGACCAGTGGTTCTAAACAGTAATGGAGCCTGGGAAGCCGTTCTTGAAAATGCCTACAATATTGTGGCGACAAGTGAAATCAATGGTGAAGATACCTTGTCTTTTTCTATTCCTTATAAAGATAGCAAGAGGGCTTATATTGATAGTGAGAAGAAAATTCAGATCGTTAACGATGTCTATAAAATTAGAACCATAACAGATACAAAGGATACACAAGGAAATACGGTTACTGAGGTTTATGCTGAGGCAGAGTTCTATGATTTGACCTTTTCTGTTCGTAAAGAGGAGAGAACCTTTGATGCAGAGATGCCAGAAATTGCTATGGCATATGCTCTTGCAGGAACAGAATGGAGTGTTGGTACAGTTAATGTCAGGACGAAAAGGACCTGGACAAGTAAAGAAAAAAATGCTCTTTCCATTCTTCGAAATGTTGCAGACTTGCATGGCGGAGATTTGGTATTTGACTGCCCCAACAGACTGGTTCATTTGCTTACGGTCAACGGGACCAATAGCGGTGCTTTATTTGCCTATAAGAAAAACATGAAAAGTATAGAGCGAATTATTGATACCAGAAGTCTTGTTACAAGGCTTTATGCCATTGGAGCAGATGATCTTACCTTTGCTGATATTAATAATGGCAAGTCTTATGTAGAAGATTATACGTATTCCTCTGATATTCGTATTTCTACATTGGATTGCTCCTCTTTTACCAATCCGTATCAGATGAAAGAATATGCCCAGATGCGGCTGGCTCAGTACTGTAAACCGTCGGTTTCCTATGTTTTAAATGCTATGGATTTGTCGGTATTAACAGGATATGAACATGAATCATGGTCTCTTGGTGATTATATACGGGTGGAAGATAAAGAACTAGGCTTATCAATTACTACCCGTGTGGTTCGAAGAGAATATAATCTTCAGGAGCCTTGGAACACCGTGCTTGAATTATCAACTACACTTAAAAACCTGGGTAGTTCTGCTAGTCAGTGGGATAACGTGGCAGACTCTTTGGAAGGCACAAGTATGGTTACAAATAACGATGTTCGTGAAATGGTGCCTTTTAACCTTCTTCGAAATTCTCGTGCAGACGATGAACTTGCCTACTGGGTTAATTCTGGCTTTGAGGCAGATTCTGAGAATGGTGCATCAGGAACCGCTTCATTTAAAGCAGAAGGAATATCTGGTATGACAAAGAGTCTGTCACAAACTGTGTATCCAGCTAATCGTTCAAGCTATACCTTATCTGCACAGATTGCATCTGAGAATTTAGAAAAATTATCGGATAGTTCTCAGGTTGGTATTGAGGTGGTTATTGAATATGAAGATGGTACAACAGAAACAAGATTTATAGATTTGTACTAAGGGAGGCTGCGTATGGCTTATTTTTCAAAAACATCGGCAAAGATAACACCTGCAAGTTATGCTACAAAAATTAGTGCTATAACTGTTTGTGCCTGTATTACAAATTGTACTGGCACTTTTTATATTACGGATATATTCCTGCAGGCAGGTTCTGTGGCAACGGGATGGGTAGGTCATCCCTGTGAAATAAAGTGGACGCTAGATGGCTAACCCTAGATTTATACGTCTTGCTGAAGGAATCAATAAGAAACAAGACAAACGGGTCATGAGTGTAACTGTAACACCTACTATTTACGATTGCACTGGCTCAATTTGGTTTACAGATCTTCAGTTGCAGGAAGGCGTAGCACTTACAGGATATGAACCACATACAGAAAGCAGACTTTTGAAGTTGCAAGAAAACGGCGAAATTAAAGGTCCTGTTTGGTTTAATGGTGTGGTTCGCTCTGCGGAAACTGTTATTTTATTTAATCTTGGAACAACATCGGCAGGCCTAGATATTCATATTTATCCAAAGTCTGATATGAAACCAGGTTCAGTTAAGTTGTGCCAAGGAGTTGGCGGACAGCAGGTATCCTTTCCAAATACTGTGGACAAAGATGATGATTTGGCCCTTCTTGCATCGACTAGAGAATGTACAAATAATGGTGCTAAAGAAGTGAAAAAAGGCTTTTATCAATATAGTGCCGCATGGGATTCTAAGCACAAAATAATACTTGAAGAAGGAAAAACAGCAAATGTATTAATCACCATGCAAGAAATGCAGGACGGAGGTGAGCCATTCTAATGGATAAATTAAAAGGAAAAGAAATCATGGTGTGGACCTTTATGGGAAATGCAAGAATGTATCAGGCGCTCGCTTCATACGGCGATCGAATTAGCCAAATTGGTCTATTTTCTTTTAAAGTAAGAGCAACAGGAGAAATCTACGAAACCGGTGTTAATATTAGCAGTATGCTTACTTACATTAATCGGTATCCCCATATTAAATGGCTACTTACTGTATCAAACGATGGTACAAACAGTATTTTCAAGGCACTTCGTGATAACACAGGTGGTGCACAAGATATGTTCCTTACAGAAATTGTTCGCATCATGGAGAAGTATCCGTGGTGTAGTGGTATTGATATTGACCTTGAAAGAGGAGATGATTATTCTACGCACACGGCATCCACAGCGATGTTTCGTAACATTTACAACACGGTAAAAGATTTTGATTCAACAAAGCTCATGAATATCTGTCTTCCAGGCATGACAAGTGTTAATGGTTCAGTTGGTGGTGAGAACTGGTGCATCTATGGTGACCTAAACAATTACTGTGATACGGCATCCATTATGAGTTATGGAATGTCCTGGGCGGGGTCTGCACCTGGTCCTGTGTCACCTAGAAGTTGGCTTGAAGGTATTTATGATTATGTTGTTACAGTCATGAATCCGGATAAAGTATTTTTAGGAATGCCCGCTTATGGCTGGAACTGGCAAATTTATGATACACCTGAGAATCTAGGGAAAACATACCGTGGAATATCCAACACCTATTATGCAGCGAAATACTGGATGACAGGTCAGTATAATTTTACAGATGATGGCCCACCTCAGCCCATGATTCCAATTACAGCCTATTGGGATGATGTTAATAAAGTGCCTTGGGCATTGCCTCATGTATATGACTATATGGAAGGCAAAGATGCCAAAAGTTACGCCTATCCACAGATGGAAGGAACTTATAACGCTAGACATTATTTAACCGCATATGGTAAAGAACAAAAGACGGAGTTTGGCACAATTTATGTAGATCATAATGCCATGCCAGACAGCTATTCGGGTGTTGTATCAGTATCAGATACGGTGACTACTCTTGGTGATAATGGCGAGGCTGTTTATCATTTTACAATTGGTACAGCAGGGACATATGATGTTGCTGTTTTGCTTTGTTACCCATTTTGGAATATAAATGGCATCTATGTTTCCCTTGACGGAAACACTGTTCATTTTACAGAGAACCGTCTATGGTGGCCCTATTGGCGGACGACTTTTTGGACATCGCTTGCATCCAATGAAATTCTTCCAGAAGGAACACATACCCTTACAATTTCTGTGGATGTGAAAGGCACCCAGTTTTACGGTTTTCGTGTATGCTCAGGATTTTTAGAAGAACCTACTGCTGGAGAGGCATCCTATACCCTTGCGCCAAGGCAGTTCAAAGATGTAAATGGCAATATGGTAGGTCCTAATACGGGATTTAAACTAACGCTTGAAATGCTACGAAGAAAGCCAGATTCAGCGCTTGTGTGGTATGAGGATTTTAGAGATGATAACCCGCTACCAGAGAGTTATTGGACAACCCTAGCTGGCAAATGGAGCGTATGGCAGGATTCAAAAAGCTTAGAAATAAGGCCCTATTCTCAACTTGAGGGTTACGGACAGCTTGCCTGGAATTATAATAGCTTTTCTGATATTCATTTAAGGGCGCAGATAATTTTGCCTAAAAATTTCACAGGCAAGGCAGGAGTTTTTATCGGTAGTATTTTTTGCTGTATTAATTATGACAGCCAGGCAGTAGAGCTTTATGAGGGGTCTACATTAAAAGGCGCTTATTCTACCAGCTTTTCAAGGACTGCTGATGCAGATATTCGTACCAGTCCAAAGGCTTATACCATTGAAATTAGAAAACGTGGAAATACGGTAAGGGTATATTCGTCGGCCTCTCATACTTTGCGTTTTACAGCAACAGTTAGTAGTGATAGCGGCTATGCCGGTATTCGTTCAGATAATAACGTTAATTGCCAGCTTTTAAGATTAGGTGATGCTTGGACTTATGAACCATATGAACAGTTTGATGTGTATATGCCAGATGGTAGCTTTAAAAGCTATGGCAGAATATCTCGCAGTCACTGTACGTGGGATGATGAATTTCAAGTGTTTACCCTTACATCAGATATTGAGGAATCGGCAACCAGAAGTGAAGATATTTCTCTCGATTATGATTTTTTTCATTCAGATACAATGACGTCTATTACTTGTGGTCATGATTACACAGCTAGGATTGTGCCAAAGGACATTAATATTTGGATTTCAAGATTATTTTTAGGTGATGCAGATGGTTTTTCTATTTTATATTATCAGGATGTCGACAGTTTGATCTACTGGGCAAATGAAGCAGCCTATCGGTGGAAACTTAAAGGCATGTGTATGTGGTCACTTGGACAAGAAGATATGCGGTTATGGGAGTGGCTGCCAAAACAAATTTAACGGTATATTAAGCATTTGCCAATTGTGGTGGATGCTCTTTTTATACACAAAATTAGAAAGAGAGGAATTTATTATGAAGGAATTTTGGAATGCAATTCAATTGGTTCTTGCTGCAATTGGTGGCTGGCTTGGTTGGCTTTTAGGGGGCTGTGATGGTTTCCTTTATGCACTAATTGCTTTTGTGGTAATTGATTATATCACAGGTGTGATGTGCGCTATCATCGACAAGAAGTTATCTAGTGAAGTAGGTTTTAAAGGTATCTTTAAAAAGGTACTTATTTTTATGCTAGTAGGTGTCGCAAATGTTATAGATGTGTACGTGCTTAAAAGTGGAAGTGCTTTGAGGACAGCTGTGATTTTCTTTTACATTTCCAATGAAGGAATATCCCTTTTAGAAAATGCAGGACACCTTGGTTTACCTATCCCTGCCAAATTAAAAGATATTTTAGAACAGCTAAATGATCATGCCGAAAAGGAGGAAAAATAATATGAGTAATAGTAGTTTAATTAATTACACAAGGCTTAGTCCTAACTGCAATAAGCCAAGAAATCACAAGATTGATACCATCACGATTCATCACATGGCAGGCAATCTTACCGTAGAACAATGTGGATCAGTATTTGCACCAAAAAGTAGAAAAGCCAGTTCTAACTATGGTATCGGTACGGATGGCCGTGTTGGATTATATGTTGATGAGGCTAATCGTAGTTGGTGCAGTTCTAACTCTGCTAATGATAATCGTGCAATCACTATTGAAGTAGCCAATGACCAGATCGGTGGTAATTGGCATGTTAGTGATACGGCTCTTAATAAACTAATCGAACTTTGTGTTGATATTTGCAAACGTAATGGTATCTCAAAGCTTAATTACACCGGGAACAAATCAGGCAATCTTACCATGCATAAATGGTTTGCTGCTACCGCTTGTCCTGGGCCATACCTAGAAAGTAAATTTCAATATATTTCGCAGAAAGTGAATGCAAGATTAACTAGTCAGGTAGAACCTTCCGCTCCTGCTTCTAGCAAAACTTGGTATCGTGTTCGTAAAACATGGGCAGATAAGAAGTCACAGCTTGGAGCATACCGCATACTTAGCAATGCGAAAGCGCAGGTAGATAAAAACCCTGGATATTATGTATTTGCTGATGATGGTCAAAAGATATATCCAAAGGGAAAGGCCTATAAGGAATATACGATTGTTAAAGGGGATTCTCTTTGGGGAATTGCACAGAAACTGCTAGGTAGTGGTGCTAGATATAAGGAAATTAAAACATTGAATGGTCTTACATCTAATACTATTTATAGCGGTCAAAAACTCAAAATACCAAATTAGAAACGATGCCCTTGGAAGTCTGAACTTCTGAGGGCATTATTTTTTTAATCTTTTTTATAGAAACGTCAGATTTCATATCCTCTGGTGGCTACTAGGTAGAGGGCAGTAAATTAAGAGCTCTCGGAAAGAGGTGAAAGTTATGAAGCACAATTTAAGAATCAGTGTTTCAAAAAAGCCACAGACAGGCGGAATCGTTACTTGTCGTAATGTCGCTATTCGGGAAAAACTTATGCGTTTCCTCCTTGGAGATAAACAGAGGGTAACCATTGTGATTCCAGGTGACAGTGTAGAGGAACTCGCTATCTGTGAGACTACGAAAGGAGGAAAAGAAGATGAGCAAAATCAAGTTATTGCTTGATGTGGTCCAGGATATGCGCTCCCTTGCCGACAGCATACAGGCATTCTGCGATGAAGCAAGTTCTAAAGAAACCGAACAGACACAAAAAGCAACTACAAAAAGAAAGACAGAAAAAGAACCTCAAATAGCATTAGAAAAAGTTCGTGGCGTGCTTGCCGAAAAGAGCCAGCTTGGATTTACAGCTGAAGTAAGGGCTATTATTCAAAAATATGGCGCAAATCGTCTAAGTGAAGTTGATCCGAAAAATTACAAAAAGGTACTTGAAGATGCGGAGGTACTTGGCAATGGATAAGCATGCAGTACTTTCCGCATCAGGTTCACACAGGTGGTTGAATTGTCCACCATCTGCAAGACTTGAACTGGAATTTGATAACACCACTTCCAAGGCGGCAAAAGAAGGAACAGCAGCTCATGAATGGTGCGAGTACAAACTTAAAAAAGCACTAGGTATTAGGAGCAAGCGTCCAATCTCTGAGTACGATTCTGATGAGATGGAAGAACACACAGATGCTTATGTTAATTTTGTTATGGAACAGTATGAACTAGCAAAGCAGACTTGTAAGGATCCGATTGTTCTTATTGAACAACATCTTGACTTCTCATGCTATGTACCGGATGGATTTGGCACAGGAGATTGCATTATTATTGCTGATGACAGATTGCATATCATTGATTTCAAATATGGGTTAGGTGTGCTTGTGGATGCAGTAGAAAATCCACAGATGAAATTGTATGCCTTAGGGGCTCTAGAAATTTACGATAGTCTTTATGATATCAAGGAAGTTTCCATGACCATCTTCCAGCCAAGACGTGAAAATGTCAGCACTTGGACAATACCTGTAGAAGAGTTGAAAGTATGGGCAGAAGATGAACTCAAGCCAAAAGCAATTCTGGCTTATAACGGAAATGGTGAATATGCACCCGGTGAATGGTGTACTTTCTGCAGGGCTGCAGTTCGTTGCAGGGCCAGAGCCGAAGAAAAGCTAAAACTAGCACAATCAGAGTTTAAATTACCACCATTACTTACGGATGCAGAAATAGAAGAAATTCTTGCTATTCTTCCCGACCTTACCAAGTGGGCAAATAAAATCACAGCCTATGCTTTAGATGCAGCAGTTAACCACGGAAAAGAGTGGCATGGTTTTAAAGTTGTAGAGGGTCGTTCCGTTCGTAAGTACAAGGATGAAAATGCCGTAGTAGAAAAGGCAATTGCAAATGGATATAAGGATATTTATAAAAAGTCACTTATTCCAATGACACAGATGCAAAAACTAATGGGTAAAACCAAGTTTGATAAAATTCTTGGTGATCTCATTTATAAGCCACCAGGCAAGCCGACTCTTGTCCTAAACTCGGACAAACGCTCGCCTATAAATATAACAGATGCGAAAACTGAATTTAACGAATATAAGGAGAAAATATAAATGGTTAATAATTCTAATAAGACAAAAGTTATCACAGGTGTAAACACGAGACTTTCTTACTTCCACGGATGGGAGCCAGTATCTATTAATGGAGGTGCTGAAAAATACGGAGTATCCGTTCTTATTCCAAAGAATGATAAGGAAACAATTGATGCAATAAATGCAGCGGTTGATGCTGCAATTGAAGAAGGTATTGCTAAGTTTGGTGGGAAAAAACCAAACAAAGCTGCTATTAAACTACCGCTGCGTGATGGAGATGTGGAGCGCGATGATGAGGCTTACAAAGGTCATTATTTTATTAATGCAAACAGCATGACAGCACCACAAATTGTAGACAGAGCGGTAAAACCTATTATGGACCGTTCTGAAGTATACAGTGGTTGTTACGCGAGAGTTTCTCTAAATTTCTATGCCTTCAATTCTAATGGTAATAAGGGAGTTGCCTGTGGACTTGGAAATATCCAGAAGATTAAAGATGGAGAACCACTTGGAGGAAAAACTTCTGCAGCAGATGATTTCACAACTCTTGATGAGGATGACTTCCTTTCTTAATCCATATATTTACTTACAGGTGGTGGAGGGATACCCTTTGCCACCTTATTTTTTTAGGAAGAGAGGTGCGTAATGCAGAATTTAGAAATAGATATTGAAACATATTCATCAGTGAATCTTGCCAAAAGCGGTGTTTATCGTTATGCGGAGGCAAGTGATTTTGAAATATTGCTATTTGGCTATTCAATCGATGGCGGTGAGGTAAATGTCATAGATCTTGCTAATGGAGAAACAATTCCTTCTGATATTCTTAATGCCTTAACGGATGATGGGGTTACTAAATGGGCATTCAATAGCCAGTTTGAGCGTATTTGTCTATCACGATTTTTAGGGCTACCTATAGGTAAATATTTAAATCCTGTATCATGGAAATGTTCAATGGTGTGGTCTGCCTATATGGGTCTTCCTTTATCGTTGGTAGGTGTAGGTGCGGTTCTCGGTCTTGAAAAGCAAAAACTTACGGAGGGCAAAGACTTAATTCGATATTTTTGCGTTCCGTGTAATCCTACAAAGAGAAATGGCGGACGTACTCGTAATCTACCAGAGCATGATATAGAAAAATGGGCCCATTTTAAACTATATAACAAGCGAGATGTCGAAACGGAGATGCAAATTCAACAAAGGCTTTTTAAATTCCCTGTGCCAGATAGTGTATGGGATGAATATCACCTGGACCAAGAGATAAATGATCGTGGTATTAAGGTGGATAAGGTATTTGTAAAACAAGCCATCGCCGTGGATAGGATTTCTCATGACAAGCTTTTGAACGTTATGCAGGAACTAACAAAACTTGAAAATCCAAATTCTGTACAGCAGATGAAACAGTGGCTTTTAGAAAATGGGCTAGAAACAGATACCATTGGTAAAAAAGCAGTAGCAAAACTTATAGAGGATGCTCCAGATCATTTGGTAAAAGTACTTAAACTTAGACAACAGCTTGCCAAATCATCGGTAAAGAAATACACGACAATGGAAAATGCGGTGTGTGTTGATAATCGTGTCAGAGGTATGTTTCAGTTTTACGGTGCAAACAGGACGGGGCGTTTTGCTGGGAGACTTGTGCAGTTGCAGAATTTACCACAGAATCATATGTCAGACCTTAGCCAGGCTCGTGGTCTTGTAAGAAGTGGTAACTATGATGCCATTGATATGCTTTATGAAGACATCCCAGATACTTTGTCACAGCTTATCCGCACAGCCTTTGTACCAAAAGAAGGGACACGGTTTATAGTAGCTGACTTTTCTGCAATAGAGGCGCGTGTGATTGCTTGGTTTGCAGGAGAACAGTGGAGATCAAAAGTCTTTGCAAGTGGTGGAGATATCTATTGCGCATCGGCAAGCCAGATGTTTAAAGTTCCTGTCCAAAAGCATGGTGTCAACGGACATTTAAGGCAGAAAGGCAAGATTGCAGAACTGGCACTTGGTTATGGCGGGTCAGTTGGTGCACTAAAAGCAATGGGAGCATTAGAGATGGGAATTGATGAAGAAGAACTTAAGCCACTTGTTGATGCATGGAGAAAAACCAATCCAAACATTGTAAGGTTTTGGTGGGATGTTGATCATACCGTTAAGAGATGCATCAAGGAAAGGCAGACAAAAGAAACTCATGGAATTAAGTTCTTTTGTCAAAGCGGAATGCTATTTATAGTATTACCTTCTGGTAGAAGACTTGCCTATGTCAAACCACGTATTGGGGAGAATCGATTTGGTGGTGAGTCAGTTACTTATGAAGGTGTTGGAGGAACAAAGAAATGGGAACGCTTAGAAAGTTATGGGCCCAAATTTGTGGAGAATATAGTGCAAGCTGCTTCGCGTGATCTTTTACTTTATGCCATGCAAACACTTAGGGATTGTTCAATTGTTGCGCATGTGCATGATGAAATTATCATAGAGGCTGATTCAAGTCTATCTCTTGATGTTGTATGCGAGCAAATGAGTAGAGTTCCCGACTGGGCAAAAGGACTGATCCTTAGAGCCGACGGCTACACTTGTAATTTTTACCAAAAAGATTAGAGTAATTTTATAAAAACGTCAGATTTCACCTCTTACCACGGCTACTAGGTAGGAGGTGTTTTTTTATGAACATTATTGAAGTGAAAGATGGTTTGCCTATCAAGGGAGAGCTAGAACCGATGACAGAAGAGCAGCTGCAGAGAGAATATGATTTTTATATAGCTGAGAGTATTGTTGGTATGCTCTATAAAGAAGGCAAGATTACACAAGATGAACTACAGAAAATATCAGCATTAAACCGTCAGAAATTCTCACCGAAGTTAGTTGAAATTATGTCTTAAATCACTTGCTATTAGTAGCTTTTAGAGTGATATATGTAATGATAGAAAGTGAGGTGAGATAATGAAGAAGATAACGAAAATAGACGAAATGTCAAAATCTAATCCGCCAAAAATCAAACTTCGAGTTGCTGCATATGCCAGAGTGTCAACGAATAGCGACGAACAACTGGTAAGTCTTAAAGCTCAGCGGGAATATTATGAAAGCTACATTAAATCCCATCCAGAATGGGTGTTTTCTGGGTTTTATTATGATGAAGGTATTTCAGGCACCAAAAAGGAAAAACGACCTGAACTTCTACGGATGATTCGTGATTGTGAGAGCAATAAGATTAATTTTATTATCACCAAATCCATTAGCCGCTTTGCACGAAATACCACGGATTGTTTAGAACTAGTAAGGCACCTTATGGATATCGGCGTTTATATTTATTTTGAGAAAGAAAATATCAATACCGGGAATATGGAAAGTGAATTGATGCTTTCTATTCTATCTGGCTTTGCTGCTGAAGAATCAGTATCTATTTCACAGAATATAACATGGTCAATTAGTAAAAAGTTTCAAAATGGCAGTTATGTTATTGGTACTCCTCCCTATGGTTATGCAAATGTAAATGGTGAGATGGTAATCATTTCAGAAGAAGCTGAAATAGTAAAACGTATTTTTGCGGAGTGTCTTTCGGGAAGAGGTGGCAATGTAATTGCAAAAGGCCTAAATAGAGACAAGATTCCTTCAAAAAGGGGAAAACATTGGAACTCTAGTACGGTGACTGAGATGCTTCGTAACGAAAAATACAAAGGAGATGTACTTTTCCAAAAGACCTATACGGACAGCAATTTTAATCGACACACGAACAACGGAGAGAAAGATCAGTTTTACTGCAAGGGGCATCACGAACCGATTATTAGTAGAGAAGTATTTTCTAAGGCCCAAAAGTTGATAACGCAAAGAGCAGAGGCTATGAACATCAAGGCTAACAAAATGGCATATCAAAATAGATATGCGTTAAGTGGCAAAATCCTATGTGGAAAGTGTGGTAGTAAGTTTAAGAGAAGAACGAACTATTCTGTTGGAAGAAGCTATATTGCTTGGAGCTGTAAAGGCCATATTGAAGACAAGGATAGTTGTTCCATGTTGTTTTTACGTGATGGAGAGATTAAAGCAACGTTTGCAACGATGATGAATAAACTTGCATTTAGTAGAAAGCTAATATTGGAGCCCCTTTATAAGGCTATAAACAAGATGGATGAAGAAAGTGATCTAGAAAGAATTGATACTATCGATAAACGCATGGAGCAATTAACCGAAGAACGCAATACGCTTATTGGTCTTATGACAAAAGGATTTCTTGAGCCAGCTCTTTTTAATAAGGAACGAAATGTTCTGGATAAAGAATTAAAAAATCTTACAGCTGAAAAGACCAATCTAGTTATGTCATTTACGAATGGGTCATCTCAGGTAGAAGAGGTAAAGGCACTTCTTGATTATGTGTTAGGAGATAGGTTTGATGACAATTATACAGAGGAGTCTTTTGAGAAGTTTGTAGTAAATATCATTGTAAATTCAAGGGATGAGCTAACGTTTAAAATGAAATGCGGACTTACCCTTAAAGAAAAGGTGGTGAGATAAATGGCCTATGTACCATATGGATATACCATTGTAGACGGCATTGTTACCGTCGATGAGAAGTCAGCAGGTCAAGTAAAGGAGTTCTTTAAAAAATATATATCAGGACTTTCCCTTACAGTGGCTGGCGAACAGGCAGGTATTGAAAAAACACATTCAGTAATTGGGCGTATTTTAAAAAATAGACTATATCTTGGAAATGGTGTGTATCCAGCAATCGTAGATAAAGAAACATTTGATCTGGCAGAAGCGGTTAGAAATAAACGTGCTAAGGATTTAGGACGTATTGTAGAGCTTGCAGCTTTTAATGCGCCATCGCCTATAGAACGATTTAAGATGAGAAAAACAGAAGATAAACTCCCAGATGATCCTGTTACAAGAGCCGAGTATTTATACAGTCTCATAGAAAGTGAGGTGTAAAATGGAAGAAAAAAATATAACTGTAATACCAGCACGAAGAAGAGTTGGAAGTACAGCTGCAAAAGAAAAAGTAAAGAAATTACGTGTCGCTGCCTATTGCCGTGTTTCTACAGAAACTGAAGAACAGAATTTGAGTTATGGGGTGCAGGTTGCCCATTATACGGAATATATAAAGAAAAATGTTGAATGGGAGTTTGCAGGTATATTTGCAGATGATGGCATTTCAGGTACCAATACTAAAAAACGAGAAGAATTTAATCGTATGGTTGAGGCTTGCATGGAAGGTAATATCGATATGGTAATTACAAAGTCTATTAGTCGATTTGCCCGTAATACCCTGGATTGTTTAAAGTATATTAGACAGCTCAAGGAAAAGAACATAGCTGTATATTTTGAAAAAGAGAATATCAACACAATGGATGCCAAGGGTGAAGTATTACTTACCATTATGGCATCTCTTGCACAGCAAGAAAGTCAAAGTCTTTCTCAGAATGTTAAACTTGGACTTCAATATCGATACCAGCAAGGAAAGGTGCAGGTCAATCACAATCGATTTATGGGCTATACAAAAGATGAAGAGGGCAACTTGATCATTGTTCCTCAAGAGGCTGAAATTATTAAACGTATTTATAGAGAGTATCTTGAGGGCAAGAGCCTGGCGGGTATTGGTAGGGATCTTGAGAAGGATGGTATTTTAACAGCTGCCGGAAAACCAAAGTGGAGACCAGAAACCATAAAGAAGATTCTTAATAACGAGAAATACATTGGTGATGCCCTTTTGCAGAAGACCATTACAGTGGATTTTCTTACAAAGAAAAGAGTCAAGAATGAAGGTCATCTCCCACAGTATTATGTTGAAAATAGCCATGAGGCTATCATTCCAAAAGAACTCTTTTTACAAGCACAGGAAGAACTTCATCGCCGGAATAACATTTACACAGGCGCAGACAAGAATAAAAGAATTTACAGCAGCAAATACGCTCTGAGTACCATAACCTTCTGTGGTGATTGCGGTGATATTTATAGAAGAACATATTGGAATGTTCACGGTAGAAAAGAATTTGTTTGGCGATGCGTAACAAGAATCGAGCAAGGCCCCGAAGTATGTAAGAGCCGAACAGTAAAGGAAGGCGATTTATATGATGCTGTTATTACTGCCATTAATAGATTACTTGCTGGCGGTGATAACATGATAAAAACACTGGAAGAAAACATCCATGCGGTAATCGGTGACACTACAGAGTATAAAATTTCAGAGCTTAATACATTACTTGAAGAAAAGCAGAAGGAACTAATCAGTCTTGCTAATAAAGGGAAAGACTATGAATCCATTGCTGATGAGATTGATAACCTGCGTGAAAAACGTCAGGCCCTTCTTGTGGAAGATGCATCATTAAGTGGTGAGAATGAGCGAACCAATGAGCTGGTAGAATTTATCCGCAACAATAAATACCGCACCTTAGAATATGACGATAAGCTTGTGAGGAAGATAATCCAGAACGTTACAGTCTATGAAGACCACTTTGTAATATGCTTTAAATCTGGAATTGAAATGGAAGTATGATTTAATACTAATATAAACCGTCAATTAAGAGTTAGGTTCTCTTGATTGGCGGTTTTTGCATTGACTTTTACATGATTTATACATGTGATATTATCAAAAATGTTGTTTATAAGGTTATTGATAAGGAGTTGACCACATGAGTGATGTAATAAGCTGTTAGATGAAGCTATTAAAGAAACCGAAAACTTGTACGAAGGTGAAGTCTTTATTTTTAAGGATTTGTTTAAAGGATATGTATGGAACAGGATACCGAGAAAGGATGGTACTAATGTCTTAGTAGATGTTTTTGAGATATTTCAAATAATATAAAAAATACTTGAATAAATGCTCATATAACTATTGACATATGAGAAAAACAATAATATAATAAATACACAACGTATGAATGCTAGCTCAAGTATTCAGATGAAATGATTTAAAAGGAGGTGATAATATGACTGAAAAATTTAATTCAATTGAAAGATGTGACTGCAATGTAATTCATGAGGATATTGTAAATCAAGTTAGAGATAAAATGCCTC